ATTTCGTAAGTACAAATGGAGCAAAACAGCGGGCAAAGATCGACCCGAGAAGGCCTTTGATCATGGTCTTGATGCGCTGAGGTATGAGTGCGCCTTTTTATACCGATACACAAAACACAGGAGTAGGTGATGGGTGAATATGGATTGATGCAATGCGTGAGGCCTGCGCTATTATTGCGCAAACCGCTTGAGAAGGGCTTGAGTATTGCACAGAATGTACAAAAGTACGGCACAGGTGCGCTCAATATAGATGCGTGTCGTTTTGGGTATGGTGATGATTGCTGGGTAGGGGACACAGGCACGATAAGAGACCCAAGAAGATCAGATGGGTCTTCATCAACAGGAACGGGTGTCAGTGTGCAATTTCCTGCTATGGATTACAGAGAAAAATTTGCACATCATCTCGGAAGATGGCCTGCAAACCTCTATCAATGCAATGATGATGATACCAACCTTTTAAACACAATAGACAATACACACGAGGATAGTAATATGACAAAGGATTTATGGGCAGATATGCCAAACGCAAAGATACTGCATGGTGATTGCATGGAGTTATTGAAAAGCCTGCCTGACAACAGCATTGATGCCATTGTAACCGATCCGCCTTATGGCATGAGTGGAGATGGTATCATGCGCACGTGGGCCGATCTTGAGGAAGGGCACAATGTAAAGGGATTTATGGGAAAGTCGTGGGATAGCGCTGTGCCTTGTCACAACTTTTTTGCTGAGTGCTTGAGGGTAATAAAACATGGCGGTCATATGATAGCCTTCTCCTCAACACGCACCGTTTGTGCTTTGGGTATGGCGGCACAACAGGGCGGTTGGCGTGTGCGAGATATGCTTCATTGGTGTTATTTTAGTGGGTTCCCAAAGTCGCATAATGTAAGTACTGCGATCGATCGTGAGGCGGGTGCGGTGCGTGAGGTTGTTGGAATAGATAACCGATCAATGCCGAGCTATCATTTAGAGATAGGTCAAACCAAAGAGAGCAAGAGGGACATCACAAAACCCGCAACACAAGACGCGCAAAGATGGGATGGCTTTGGTACTGCCCTCAAGCCAGCTGTTGAGCCTGCTTTATTGCTTCGTAAGCCTCTCGAGCAAGGTCTCACCATTGCACAAAACGTGCTCAAACATGGCACAGGTGCGCTCAATATAGATGGGTGTCGGTTTGGGTATGGTGATCCGTGTTGGATAGGGCCTAAGGATTTAAGTGGGCTTAAGCCATACACAAGACAGGTCGAACAAAGAGAGAGTCAAGCGGCCAACCACAAGCATGTAAACTTTACAGATCATCCTCAAGGCCGATGGCCTGCAAACCTTTATCAGTGCCCAAAAGCATCACGATCAGAACGTGAGGAAGGTCTTGATCATCTTGAGGGCAAGAGCGGTGCTGATGTTGTGGATCGCAAAGAAGGATCGGCGGGTTTGAATAATCCAAGAGCAGGCGCAGGTCGTACCGCCCGTACTTTTGGCACAAAGACATGTATAAAGTGCGGAAGAAAGGCGATCAACATAAGTGGGCAGTGTGAGTGCGATGATCCTGTGTTTGTGCATGAGCACAGATACAAAGACGGCGGTGTGCGCAACATACATCCGACCGTCAAGCCGATCAAGCTCATGCGGTGGTGTTGTCGCCTCATTGGAGGGCAGAAGGGATCAACCATCCTCGATCCCTTTGCGGGTAGTGGTACAACACTCATAGCGGGCATCCTCGAGGGTTTTGATGTCGTGGGCATGGAGATGACTGATGATTATTTGCCTATTATTGAGGGACGTGTGCAGTGGGCAAAAGAGCAATACAAGATCGAAAATGCACAGCTATCATTGTTTGGGGGTGACTTATGAGAAAGATTGATTACGAAGATCCGCAAACACTTGAGCTGCGTATATTGGCGAGCATCAAAAAACTCAACAGAGGCCTCGATGTGTTGGTCAAACTGCAATTGGAGATACTTGCACAGCGAGCACTTTTACGTAACCAGGTGATTGCATATCATGGCACACACGGTGATCGGGGTTGTGATGATCTCATGCAGGCCATCATCAAAGACAATGCGCTGCCACCTGAAGAGATCAAGGCGATGTTTGCATATGATGAGAGCGATTATCGCAAGGGCCTCGAGCGCCTGCAAGCTCGTGACATGATGCGAGATTAACAACCTATATACAAAACGTGCTATATTTGGCATGAGAGGTGTTTATGTCTAACCTACCTGCAGAGCCCGTGTCATTTTGGGCGCGTATCTTTTCTCCTATTACCAAAGCATTTGCAAAGCCGATCGAGAAGCCCGAGCGACCTGCGCACGGTGCTGATTGGTCACGTTCACAAGGTGCGCCAAACCCCTACCCTGCAAAGCTATCGATGGCCGCCTTTGCGTCGCATGGGTATGTGTATGCGGCGGTCTCAAGAGCATCACAAGATCTTGCGGCATTGCCAATCAAGCTCATACGAGGCAAAGGTCAAGCGAGCGAGATTGTGGAAGATCATCCCTTTCTCGATCTTATGGATCAACCATCGACATATAAAGATGGCTTCTCTTTTCGTGAGCAATTGATCGTTGATCTCATGTTGAGCGGTGGGTGTTATGTCTTGCTCGCAGGCTCCACAGATATACCGACATCATTGTTTCGTTTGCATCCCGAGCAAACAAAGATCATCACCGATCCTGTGATGGGCATCAAAGGGTTTGAGTTTGAGGATAGTGGTGCAGTGGTTGAGTATGGCATCGATCGTGTCGTGTATGCGCAAAGCGCATCGTGGGCGGGTGGTGTCAATGCACTTTATGGTGTCGGTGGTGTGCAACCCTTGCAACGTGAGATCAGTGCAGACATCAGCGCACAAAAGCTCGCAAGTGATAGCGCAAAGAAAGGAAGGCCTGACATCTTGATCTCGCCCGCTGATGAGGCCGATATTTGGGATTATGAGCAAAGGCGAGCCATACTCGATGCGTATCGTGGCATGAGTAGTGAGGGCGGTGCCATGGTGTTGAGCGGTCAAGTCAAGATCGATCCTTTGCAGGTGTCACCTCGTGATCTCGAGTTTAAGAGTGTGCGTGATTTTACAAGGCAGGCGATCTCGGCGGTCTTTGGTGTGCCTCCATCGGTGCTCGGTGATAACAGTGCAAATTTTGCGGTATCTCGCCAACAAGCGCAAAACTATTGGGAAGTGCAAACCAAAAGAGGTAAACGGTTGGCGTTTCTCCTCACGCAGATCGCCAAGCGCTTTGATAAGGATTTGAGAGTAGAGATCGATTACTCAGGTGTTGAGGCATTGCAAGATATACGCAATGCACAGCTCGACCGCATCACAAAGCACATCCTCAATGGCATGGATGCGGGCGAGGCATATCAATACGAGGGGATGGAAGATGCACCGATCGTGCCACAAGGTGAGCGCGAGACGCCCGCTGAGGATGTGGGTGATGAGGAAGGGCAAAACGTGCGCGCATTGGAGATGATACTGCGTGCAGTGCATAAAAATAACGATGTCACAAATTTCCCTGCACAGGGTGATGATCGTGAGGTGTCGCTTGATAACAGCCAATACAGGATATTTGATCCTGAGTATGCGCAAGACCTTAAAGACAATTGGCCGCAGATATGGAGGATGGGTGGCAACATCGAAGGCAATAACCAATATAGGCGCCTCGAGCCGATCGTGAGTAGACAAGACAAGACACCTAAGACCGATACTGAGGAGATGGCGATCCGCAAACGTGAGGCATGGGCTGCGCGTCACCTGCAAGATTTTCGTTTGGCAGGCACAGTGGCGCAGATCAAATGGTTTGTCGTGGGCGAAAAGGGTCAAACCTACATGAAAGAGCTGATCGAGGACGAGAAGCGCAAACTCGAGTCAAAAGAGGTGCGTGGCATGGTGTGGCGCTCGTGGGTTGAGAAGGCACAAAAGCCCGCTGAGAAGGCGATACAAAGATCAATGTATGATTATTTCAGAGGTGCAAAGAAGCGATACATGGATCGTGTTGAGCAATACGTGCAAACAGGGCGATCTTATACACCGCAAGAGATCAAGAGTGTGGTGTCATGGTCTGAACTTTTGGCGGTGGCTGAAGAGACAAGGATACTCCAAAAGACACTCGGTCGTCAATGGGTTGCAGTGTGGTCTTTGAGTGGTAATGATGCGCTCAATGAGGTATACAAAAGCGCAGGACGCACATTGCCGCTCGATCTTACTTTTGGGTCACGTGAGGCCGCTGTGGAGGCGAGTGATTTTACGAGCATGAATATCACGCAAACCACCGCAAAGCGCATGCAAGCCATCATCGAGCAAGGCCTCCTCGATGGTGACAGCATCAATGAGATCACGCAAAGCATATTTAACAGCACATCATTTGACATCAAACGATCGAGGGCTATCGCACGCACAGAAAGCACAAAAGCGATCAACATGGCGAGCGTGCAGGCATACAATACAGCCATGCAGGATGGCATCAACATCCGCAAAGAGTGGTTATCTGCACGTGATGATCTTGTGCGTGAGACACATCAAGAGCTTGATGGTCAGATCGTGGGTGTCAATGAGGTGTTCGTCGTGCCCTCCACAGGTCAGCAAAGCACAAGTCCGAGCATGTTTGGTGATCCCGCTGAGGATGTCAATTGCAGGTGTACGGTATTGCCGATTGTGGAGGGTTGATATGTTGATCGATCGGCCTGCAATGGTGATCTTGTGGCTGTTGATAGGTATAGGTTTGCTCTTGTGGCTTTATGATGAAAGGAGATAACAAGATGATTGAGCTGGGTATTGCAGTAATCGTGGGCATCGTGATCGGTGTGGGCGGTGCTTTGGGTGTACAGCAGGCATCGAAGCCAAAAGAGCCAACCATTGTGCAGGTGGGTGGTGATGAGGTTGCAAAGGGTCAAGTGGAGGTGCAAAAGCAGCTGATCGATCTTGATCTTCTCGTGGTGCCTTGTTCAAGCGAGTATGTGACAGCCAATAACGATCTACTGTGTCGTGAGATGTTTTGTCGTATGCAACAACGAGGTATTGATGCACAAACCTCTCAACAAGATTGCTCGGAAATATCCAACATCGCCAACACCAAAGCAATCCAAAAGTCATGCGAAAACATGCAAGGCGAGGTATTGGAGGCATGTATTGATTTATTTTTCAAGAGAAAATAAAAAAAGTCCTTGCGTTGTCTTTTCATTATATTATAATGAAAGAGTAACCAACAACACACAAGGACAAAACAATGAATATCAATGAGATAAGACTTGAGATAATCAATAAAAAACAAGAAATAGAAGATGCCAAAGAAAAATTTTACAGCATTATAGCGCTCACTGTTCAGGCCGTGCCTAGCCTTAAGGGTGTGTCGATAGAAGATCAATGGCATATTATCGAAGAGCATTCAGCCACGAAATTTTTTGCTCAAGAGATTGAAAAATTGTGCAATCAATATTCAGCCCTCAGCGAGTCGCTCGAGGCATTTGCGAAATACGGCATCTAAACCAACAACACAAGGAGACAGCAATGACAAAAGAAGAAACAGCAATGCAAGACATCAAAGATTTTTATGACTTTGCATCATACCACATAGCCGAGGGCATCGATATGAGCCATGGTATGCTTGAAACCATCAAGACACTAGTGATCGATTATGTCGATCACTGCAAAAACAGCGGGCACGACCTGCCGACGAGTTTTGATGATGATGTTGATTATTGGCATGTGGCGGAGATCATCCGATCGCAGCTCAGCCTTGATGTTGATTATTACAAAGCAAAGCTCGACACCGCCCGCAAAGCAATCGCAATACTCAAAGACCTATAAAACCAACCAACCGCCCGCCTTTGTGCGGGCACAACCACACAAGGAGCAATAACAATGCACAACGAAGAACAATACATCCTCGCTCGCCTCATCATGCTTGAGGGTGAGCTGGCAAAAGCAAAAGACCAATACGAAGAGGCCGAGTATCGTTACGACCTTTGGAGCCACAAGCGCCACGCACAAAACGACTACTCAAGTGCACAAAGCGCATACAGACAAGCGCTCGCCTTTTGCAGGGAAGAACTTGAGGATCGCACTTTACATCATGACATCGATGCAAAGGATTTTCCAAACCTCCACAGACTACTCGCAACCATCAAAATAAAATAAAAAACTTCTTGACTTACTCTTTCATTATATTACAATGAAAGAGTAACCAACAACACACAAGGAAAAACAATGACACTCATAGAAAAACAAAACTACATTGCACCAATTCTTCAAGAGATACATGTTGAGCTTTATGGCCACAGTACAATGATCAATCATAGAATCGGATGGGGTGTATACAGCCATAGAGCAGAGATAACAGTACACAGCAATCACATTGAAGAGGCAATCGAGATGCTTGAGATGAATAATATGTCATTTAAAATCAACCCTGATCAATACATCAATGGCCTCGTTAATATTATTGTATTTTACGCATAAAAACCAACCACCGCCCGCCTTTGTGCGGGCACAACCACACAAGGAGACAGCAATGGTAACCCTCGTTTATATCGCCACACACATCATCAAACCTCTCTTGATGTTCGTTTGCATCCTCTCTTGCACCCTTGCAACCCTCTTCATTCTCAACACCACAAAAGGAGCCACAATGCACAAACCTTATACCACACGAGATGCCCGCAACCTCATCAAGCGCATCGGCAAAGACAAGGCCCGCGCCATCCTCGCATCACATGGTTTGACATTTGCCGATCTCGGCATTAGATAAACTTGCTACCTCCAGCGACAGTATGATTTTTATGGCGATCCTCGTGGTCGCCTTTTTTATTGCGTGATCGATGTACATTGCAGTGCGCATAGTTTTAGTGTATATAGAGTTATAGAGGTGCAACATGTACATTAAAAACCTGCAATGCGAGATCCTGCGTGACAAGGGCAATGATAGGCCTGTGGTGAGCTTTATAGCCTCCACAGCCAATGCCGATCGCTATGGTGATGTCATCAACCAACGAGGATGGGATCTCAGTAAATACCGCAAAAACCCTGTGATCCTCCTCAATCACAATGCAAACGCATTGCCGATCGGACGTGGTGAGGTTGATGTGGTCGATGGCGAGCTTATGGTTGATGTTGAGTTTGATATGGACGATCCGCAAGCCAAAGAGATTGCACGCAAGACAAAGGCGGGCTTTCTCAATGCAGTCAGTGTGGGATTTAATCCGCTTGATGCAACACCACGCAACATGCTCGAAAAGTCACATCCTGCGTACGGGCAAAGTGGCCAATACTTTGATCGTGCCGAGCTTTTGGAGATCTCAATCGTAACAATACCAGCAAATGGTGAGGCAGTGGCCTCCAAAGGATATGCCATGCAAGATCGCAGTTTTAAAATATCCAACCTCAAGCACATCCTCGATGTTGAGATGCGTGATGATGTTGTGATCGTAACCTATGCTCGCCACGAGATGGAAGAGATGCCCGAGATAGAAGAGGGTATGCACGACGATCTCGAAGAAGAGAAGGCCATGCACGACGAGGAGGATCCCGACAAAGAGAAGGGTGCCCACGACATGAGCGAGGAAGATCCTGAGAAGGACAAAGAGAACAAGTTTTTAACCCCACAAGAGCGCGCTTTTTTATCTGCGCTTTTATCCTAGACAGGAGATAACCAATGAGTGATACAAAGCTCGTAAATGAGGCAAAGGCGATTCTTGAGGGTATCAAGACGCATCAACGCACCTCAAGTGAGAAATTCTCACAATTCGAAAAACAGCTTGATGACCTCAAGCGCGCACAGCGTTTGATCCAAGAAGCAAACGTGCAACCACAGATCAAAGAAGATCACCTCAATGGGCCTGATTACATGCTCAAGGGCTTTGTTGGTGAGGACGGTGTGCGTTGGTCAACAGAAAAGCGCAATGTGCAGATCGCAGGACGTGGCACCGTAACCATCGAAGAGAAGGGCCTGCTTGACAGTGACGAGCCTGTGAATCAATGGCACGCCGACCTCA